CTAAGTAAAAGATTTGGTATTTCTCCTTGATCAACAAATCCTTTGAATACATTGATAGTAGTCTCAGGAAGAATACAATCATTGACATTCTTAGGACGATACTTTTCTACCCATAAGAAGTCTTTCATTTATGGTTCCAAAGCAATGTAGTATGTTAAATCAATATTCTGATGTGTCCACTCTGATATCAGACCTTTAGAAACTTTGACTTTATAATCACCAGACATAATACGAAGATTTTCTATCTTAACATCTAGTGAATATGACCCAGTACAAGAACCTTTAAGTGTAAGGTCATATGTATTACTGGTGTCATTTTCTTTGTCTCTCAATACAAGTTTAATTGTATCCTCACCTTCAATTGCTACAAATGTAAGGTCAGGCAAACTGTATACAGCAGATGCTTTCTGTAAAGAATACAGATCCTCTCCAGACAAAGTAAATTCTAAGTCACTACCAGGAAATTTTACATTCTTCTCAGGTGCACTCTTCAATGTAATCTCAGGATCTGAGAAATAATACTTGGCAGAGTTGCGACCACCTTTTATGTTTACAAAATCTTTACTTGTAAATTCTAGTTGTGGGTCATTGAATAAAGAAAGACCACCCAAGAACTGACTCAAGTCATATATTGCAAAGTCTGTAGGGAAGAACTCTTCTCCTGTAAATTTTGCAAGAATGTTCTCTGCGTTACTAATTGTTCTAACTGTAGAACCCTCTCTGAATACAATGGATGAATTGATGCTAGAAAAATTTTTAAGAACATCAAGTGTGTTTTTTGATAAAGATACTTTACTCATTTGTCATAATCTACTGAAAAGGTTGTAGGTGTGTTAGCGTTTAACTCTGCTGCTCTAGCAGACTTATCACTAAAGTGTAGAAGGAGAACAGCATAGTGAACTATTTTAAATAGATCTTTTCTTGCTGTTCCCTTTCTATCATACCTCGAAGCATATTTCAAAATGTTAGACCTACAGAATGCTTCAGCATCACCAACAGAATCAATGAGATCCAATGTTTGGATTCCATGTTTACTGTAGTGTGCACCGTAGGTGCTAGAGATATACTCTGAGATCTGTTTCAAGATCTCTTGTTCATTGTATTTCAATTCTCACTCCAGACATGATCTATGTCACTATGATAGCATTGAAATTCATTTCCGTCAAGGTCAACAACATTTATTTTATGTGTTGCTTTCCACTCGTCTCCTGCATCTCCTAAGATGCGAACACTCCTACCGTCTTTGAGACGGAGGATGTGTCCGAGGTATCCATCAAACGGTTTCGTCATCTTCTTTGTTTAGATCAACTCCTGCATCTATCTTATCATACAATTCAATAAATGATTGCTTTGTCTCGTCATCAAAACGATTGGTGCAAACTTTGATTGCTTTCATACGATTCTGCCAGATAGCAAATGCACGGATGATGTGTACAAGTCTACGAGTAGAGATGACTTCATCAATACCACCATCGTTGAATGTTCTACGGATGATGTCTGCCCAGTTAGCAAGATGCTCACAGAACTCTTTGTCAAGAACACCTAGTGATCCTGCTGCTTTCTCAAGAATCTTTTGCTCAGTTTTAACATGAGGATAGTCTTGCTCAAATGTCAAAGCGAATCTCTCAAGGAATGCTTCGTTCAAGACATTAGTACCGATGAATCTACCATCATCAGAACCTTTACCTTTTGTGTTAGCAGTAGCGATGATGTTGAAACCTGACTTAGGTGTCACATATCTACCTGTCTTCTTTAAGAAGAGACCTTTACCTTCTAGTACAGATTGTAAACATAGAATCTTGTTAGATGCTAGGTCAACTTCATCAAGAAGTAAAACTGCACCTCTCTCAAGTGCTTCTATGACAGGACCGTTGTGCCATACTGTCTCTCCATTGACAAGTCTGAATCCACCGATCAAATCATCTTCGTCAGTTTCAATAGTGATGTTGACTCTGATAAGTTCTCTGTTGAGAGCAGCACATGCTTGCTCTACACCTAGAGTCTTACCATTACCTGACATACCTGTAATGAATGTGGGGTAGAATAACTTAGAAGCAATAATCTTCTTGACGTCAGTGAAGTTACCAAATGGTATGAAGTTTGGTTCTTTCTGTGGAACTAGGTTTCTAGTAGTTACAGCGGGTTGTGCAGATTGTGCCTTGAATGTTTTCTCAAGTCTCTCTGCTACTGTTAACTGCCATACACCTCTCTTGACTTTGAATTCTTTGAGACGTTTGCTGATTGTCTCATACTGTAGACCGAAATGTCTTGCTGCAATCTTTAGATGATTCGCATTGACTTTAGTACCAAACTTATTGATGAGGTACTCTGATAATTGTGCTGTTGTTAGCGGTGATGGTGCGGGCATTGATTTGTTTCGTATATGTATATATCATACACTTTATTATTTTAGTTGTATATAATCATTGTGCCACTTTTTCAAGTGGTTTTTTGTATGATACAAGACAAAATGCAAGACAGCATAAAGTTGTCTTGCATCTGTGAGATAATTTTGAGACTCATGAGAAGTTGTGTCGTAGTACGATACCTATGCAACCATGCCTACAAATGAGTTGAGTAACTTTTTGTTTACTGCTTTGTTACTAAGCATCTTTCTGAATGCACGACTAATGTCTGCCTTCTTGTCACTCTTTGCTTCAAATGTTGTATCAGCATCTATGGCATTGTTGCTGATAGCATAGAGAGCACTGTATGCTACAGGATTAGGGATGATTGCAGACTTCTCTTTTCTCCATTGCTTCTGGATTTGAGGATAGTATTCCATACCTCCACCATATGTACAAACATAACTGGATAATTGAGTGCCATTTAAGATTCTAAATCCTAGTATGTTTACATCAGGGTTACGATCTTTAAGTTGTTGGATAAAGATGTTTGTGCAATCTCCATATGTGAACTGACGATACACAATACCTGTTTGGCGATCACGAAGGATGACACCATAGTCTATGCGAGATGTAGACAAACGAGATTCTTCTTCACCAAACTCATTCTTACCTATCCACTCACGACCATATGCTGTTGTGCATGCATCGCCATCAGTTAGAACTACACAATTAACTTTCTGTAAATCATTATCTTTTCTGAACTGAGGAACAATGTAGTTCAAGAGAATGATTGCTTCATTCAATGGTGTTCCAGATAAACCTACACCTGGTGTATTGTAGTAGGTAGGAGCACCATACTGACGACGACAATAGTATCTCGCTTCTCTGAATAGATGTAGACACATACGCTCATAGTCTTTGCTGTTAGAACGTGATGATATAAAGTTCATTAAGTGGAAGTAACCTTTGTCTAAGAGAACCTCATTCTTTCTTATGCTCTCAGACTTACTACGATAACGATATGGTGCATCTGGTGCTTCTGGATTGTTGTCAATAGCACGCTGTGCAATTGTCCACTCATTTGTAAATGCATAAACTTCAAAAGGAATTTGTACTTTCTTACAGAATGCAGTTAGGTTTAGTAATTGCTTCACTGTTGGTAGAAGTTCGTATGACATAGAACCAGACCAATCAAGAACAAAGATCATGCCATGATTTTTACCATCAGGAAGAACTGTAATTTTTTTGAACACATCTTCGTTGTACTTGTATGTGTATAGTTTTTTTGTATCAAGAACACCAGTTTTAGATTCTCCTGCACGAGCATAAGCATCAGCAGACTTGCGACACTCAAACTCTTTGACCATATAGTTTACTTCCTTCTGTGACTTAGCACGAAACTCTTTGTAGTCATGATCAGCAAATTCAAACAACTCTTTACCTTGTGCATCATGGTGCTGACCAATCCACTTGTGAAGTACTTTCCAATCTACAACAAAATCTTTTAGATCTACATCTTTTGGTATCTCAACATATGTTGAATCAACATGTGACTCACTAGATAACTTTCCAGACTTATCATCAAATGATCTCTGTGTTTGAGATGTAGTGCCATGCTCTCCACCTTCGTCTGACTCTGACTCATCTTCTCCATACAATTCATCAAATAATTCGTCAACTCCATCGTCTTCATCTTGTATCATTTGCTCAAGATCCTCAGCATCAATTCTATCAAACTTAGAAGATGCTGTTCCTCCTGCACCACCAGAACGTGGTTGTGCTTGTGCTGATGAAGTATCTTGATCTTCAGAATCACCTTCTCCTTCCATGTCACCTATACCTTCTAGTGATGATGAATCAAGTGCAACCTCAACTTCTTTCTCTTCTGTTTTATGTGTCTGCTCCCAGTTGTAAACATCTTGAGCAATCTCTAGAACTTCTTCAAAAGTCTCTGCCTGATCTGTACGAGCAACAAACACCATCTCAGATCCATTGAAAGGAACTAGAGCAGTAGCACCTAGTTTGAAGTGTAGGTTGATACGGTCAATCAAACTGAACTCAGAAAGATCTTTATCTGCAACCTCAAAGAAATCTTTGTTGTTTAGTTCTGTGTAACCTTGAGCAAAACTTTTACGAAGACCCGCATACTTTCTCTTCATTAATTTTTCTATGCGTGCATCTTCAATCACATTCACAAAATCTTTTGGACAAGATACTTGCTCTCTAAAGTCTACGTTAGGTGTGAACAATGCATGTCCTACCTCGTGACCTACAAGCATGTCATACACAGCATTAGATGCTAGATCCCATAGTGGTAATGTAAGGACACGAGTGTCTACATTGAATTGTGCTGTTGGAACTTTGCGATGCTCTACGACTAGGTTCTCTGTTGCTAGAAGTCTTGCTAAGTTACCTTTGATCTCTTGTTGTGACATGTGATTTGTTTCTTGTTATACACATGATAACACATAAAATATTCTAGCCAACCAGTGCATGTGTCACTTCGTTAACTGTCTCCTTTATAATAGAGAAGTTCTTTTCTTTCTCTGCTGTAATGGTTCTGTCAAATTTATCATCCATACCTTGCTTATGACTAATTACAAAAACTTTTGTACTCTCATCAAAGTTACGGAGTATCCATCCTAGATCAGATGTACCTGATTGGTCAAGAGATCCATCAAATATCTCATCTAAGATAAGTAAATTAGTATCCACGCTATTCTTAAGCTTAGCAAT